AATTTTCGCACAGCACACGTCAAAAGCCCCGAAAGCAACAGCAATATGGATTGGATCTCTGCTCGCTGGCGCTCGGTTTTCTGCTCGCTGGCGCTCGGATCTCGGATCTCTGCTCGCTGGCGCTCGGTTTTCTGCTCGCTGGCGCTCGGATCTCGGATCTCTGCTCGCTGGCGCTCGGTTTTCTGCTCGCTGGCGCTCGGATCTCGGATCTCTGCTCGCTGGCGCTCGGATCTCTGCTCGCTGGCGCTCGGATTCCTTTTTCCCTTGCCATTTTTTTTGATGTTTTGGAGTATTTCTCTTGCACGTCAAAAATCACAAGCCGGAACACCAATTCCACAGCGATAAAGGTAATAGCCGCGTTTTTTTTTTTGAACAGCACACGTCAAAAGCCCTGAAAGCAACAGCAATATGGATTGGATCTCTGCTCGCTGGCGCTCGGATCTCTGCTCGCTGGCGCTCGGATTCCTTTTTCCCTTGCCATTTTTTTTGATGTTTTGGAGTATTTCTCTTGCACGTCAAAAATCACAAGCCGGAACACCAATTCCACAGCGATAAAGGTAATAGCCGCGTTTTTTTTTGAACAATCCAGTACCTGGTGGTGTTGACACTTTGAAAACTGTATAGTATTATGGCTCCTCAACTAACATTAATCGGAGATTAAAAGCGTATGGAATACACTAAAGAAAAGTTTGACGCAATGGAAGCTAGTTTAAAAGCTAAAGTTGACGAGTTTAGAACCAATAACGTCACCCTGATGAAAGACTTTGAGGGTTTAAAGACTAAATTTGATGGCATAGATGTGGATGAGTATAAGAAGATGCTTAAAGCGCAGAGTGATGGCGCTGATAAAGATATGTTTGACGCAGGTAAGATAGATGAGCTAGTGGCTCGTAAAGTCAAGGATATCCAAGCTGAGAACGCAAAGGCTTATAGCACTTTGGAGGGCAGTAATAACGAGCTTAATCGTAAGTTAGAAGTTCTACTTGTTGATGGCGCCATTAAAGATACTGCTGTTACTGCCGGTGTATTGAGCGGTGCGCTTGATGATGTTGTGTTAAGAGCTAAATCCGTGTTTAGGTTGAAAGACGGTACTCCAACTGCTGTTGATTCAGCCGGTAACACTTTGGTTAAGGCTGGATCGACCACGCCAATTAGTATGAAAGACTGGGTTTCGGACTTAACGAAGTCAGCGCCACACCTATTCGAGAAGTCAAGTGGTTCAGGTTCTCAACACGATTCAGGTTCAGGTAAAGGCGGTGAAAAGCAGATCACCCGTAAAGCGTTTGACGCAATGAGTCAGGTTGACCGTAGCACCTTCGCAATGGAGGGTGGTAAAGTCTCTGATGCCTAAAGGCGTTCAGAATATAAAGGTTCCTGCTAAGTTCAAATATTTATATCAGAAAAAGCGGTATAAGATATATTATGGAGGACGAGGTGGGGCAAAATCTTGGGCGTTCGCTATCGTGCTGTTACTTAAAGGGGTACAGAAACCGATTCGTGTTCTCTGCTGCCGTGAAATGCAGCACTCAATTAAAGAGTCGGTACATAAGTTACTAGCTACTCAGATTGAACGTTTGGGGTTATCTACTCGATACAAGATACAGCGTGACCGTATTATAGGAGTTAATGGTACTGAATTTGTGTTCTTTGGACTAAGGCACGATCCGCAGCAGATTAAATCCTTTGAGGGTGCTGACTATGCTTGGGTTGAAGAGGCTCAAAAAGTTACCGCAGATAGTTGGGACTTTTTGATCCCCACTATTCGTAAAGAGGGTTCTGAGATTTGGGTGAGCTTTAATCCTGACCTAGAGACTGACCCAACCTATAGTAGGTTCGTTCTTAACCGCAGACCTGATTCTTTTGTTGTTAAGGTCAGTCATAAGGATAACCCATTCTTCAGTAAAGAAATGCTCTCTGATATGCAGTACGATAAAGAGCAGGACTACCAAAAATACCTAAATGTTTGGGAGGGGGAGTGCGCTAAGACTACCGAAGCGCAGATATTTAAGGATAAGTTTACGATTAGTGACTTTGAGACCCCAGTGAAGCAGGAAACTTTTTACTTTGGGATGGATTGGGGTTTTTCCGCAGACCCTACCGCATTGGTGCGGTGTTGGATTCGTGGGAACGAGCTTTTCATAGATTATGAGGATGGTGGTGTTGGTATAGAGCTGGACCACACTCACAAAATAATTGATAGCATTCCGGGAGCGAAGAAGTATACTATCCGTGCCGATAATTCACGCCCAGAAAGTATCAGTTTTATTTCGAGGCAAGGGTATAATATAGTTGCAGCTCCAAAATGGTCGGGTTCTGTCGCAGATGGTATTGAGTTCATACGCAGTTTCAGCCATATACACATCCACACTAGATGCCCTCAAACTGCCAGCGAGTTTGTACATTACAGTTATAAGGTCGATAGGTTGAGTGGTGATATATTACCGATTGTACTTGACAAATGGAACCATTACATCGATGCTTTAAGGTACGCACTAGCTCCAATTATTAAGTTTAAGGATCTAACTATGAAAACTACTAAAACTATAGGGCATTAATTTATGATTAACTCTACACACCCACAATATGATAACTACATTAAATCTTGGGATAGATGCCGAGATACTTACACAGGTGAAGAGGCTGTTAAGAAGCGTGGAGAGGTGTATTTACCCCGATTAGGTGGTCAGACTGATGCAGAATACAACGCTTATTTAACCCGAGCGCCATTTTTTAACGGTATCGGTAAAACAGTAGATGGTATGGTCGGTACTTCTATGCACATTGAGCCTGTTATTACCGGTGTTCCTGATGATATGCTAGAGGATATTACCGGTACGGGGATCTCCACAAAGGGATTTATAAATTACCTACTTACCGAGCAGCTTCTAACAGGTAGGCAGGGTATTTTGGTTGACCACAATGGGGATTTTCCATACTTGTCGGGGTATAAAACCGAGCAGATCACTAACTGGTCAGATAATTTCATAATCTTGAAAGAGCAGTATCAAGTTAAGAACCCTGAGAAACCTTACGAGGTAAAATATGAGACTCAATATAGGGAACTAACAACGGTAGACGGTATTTACGAGGTGTATATATGGCGAAAATTGCTCAATAAATATAATAGAAGTGAGTGGGTGCGGTCAGAAGTCGCAATACCAACTAAAAGAGGTGCGCCTTTATCAAGTATGATGTTCTTAGGCTCTTCACTGGATGGTTTGAACCTTACTCCTGAGATTCCACCGCTTATGCCTCTGGTTGATATGAATTTATCGCATTACCGCTCTAGTGCTGACTTGGAACACGGTAGACACTTTACCGCCTTGCCTACACCCTATGTTATTGGCGTTAAAGATGTTGGAGATATTCGTTTAGGTGCTGAAACAGCTTGGGCTATACCAAACGAGAAAGCTAAGGTCGGTTTCTTAGAGTTTACAGGGCAGGGTTTAGCCTCACTTGAATCCGCTATTCGGGAGAAGTCAGAGATGATGGCGGCTCTTGGGGTGCAACTTATATCAGGACAGCGTAAAGGTGTTGAGAGTTTTGAAGCTCTTGCGCTTAAACGCAATGCAGAGCTATCAAGTTTAGTTTTAGCCATCCATAGGGTGGAGGTCTTAATGACTAATGCTTTGCAGATGGCGGTCGATTGGGCGGAGCTTGAAAGTACCGTAACGGTTAAGCTCAATCTGAACTTCGCACTTGGTGATGAGGACGAGCACTTGGACGACAAGGCGGACAAAGATAAAAAGCAGGCGCAAAAAGAACAGAAGAAAAAAGAGGGTGATACTATTATCTAGTCAAAAATCACAAGCCGGAACGCTAACCCCACAGCGATAAAGGTACGAGCCGTTTCTTTTTTCTTGACACTTATGTTTTTAGGTGATATAAATATAGTTAAATGTAACAGTGTTACATAATCATTTTCGCAGAGCGAGATAATTTTCGGTTATGGGGACACTCTTAGGTGTTCATAAACTATTTATAATATTTAAGGAAAATCTAATGAATACATTAACAAATTTGGCAGCGGATATTTACCGTGCAGCAGATACCGTAGGTCGTGAAGTTGTGGGTTTCATCCCGTCAGCTACCGTAAACGCAGAGACAGCCCGTGTCGCAGTAAATGATACTGTACGCTCGCACAGTACTCGTGCCGCTACTGCTGGCGATATCACCGCCGCTATGACTATTCCCGAGGGGACAGATCAGGTAGTAGATAGTAAGACTATGACCATTGATAAAGCTCGTTCTGTTCAAATCCCGTGGACGGGTGAAGAGATCGTATCTGTTAATAATGGTGCTGGTTTTGAAACTATTTATGGGGATCAGATTGCTCAGGCAATGCGTACCCTTACTAATGAAGTAGAGAATGATCTAGCTAACGCTGCTTATCAAGGCGCTTCTCGTGCAACAGGTGTTGCTGGGACTACTCCTTTCGCGAGTAATATGGATCTTATCGCTGAAACTACCGAGATTCTTCGTGTAAATGGCGCTCCTCAGAATGACGGGCGTATGTCTCTTGTTCTTAGTAATACTGCTGGTACTAAACTCCGTAACCTTGCACAGCTCCAAAAAGCTAATGAGGCTGGTAATGACACTCTATTGCGTCAAGGTATCTTGCTTGATCTTCAAGGTTGTATGCTTCGTGAGTCAGGTCAGATTGGCGTTCATACCGCTGGTACGGGTACGTCATACTTACTAAATGATGCTTCAAGTGCGGTGGGTGATACTACTATTGCTGTTGACGGTGGTACAGGTACTGTTCTTGCTGGCGATGTTATTACTTTTGCTGGAACTTCTGATATTTATGCAGTTAATACGGCTCTTAGCGGTGGTTCTTTGTCAATTGGAACGCCAGGTCTTCTAGCTGCTGAAACAGATGATGACGCTATTACTGTTGGATCAAGCTACACGCCTAACGTGCTATTCCATCAGGGTGCGCTAGAGCTTGCAATACGTGCTCCAGCTACACCAGATGGTGATGCGGCTGTTGATACTATGATGATCCAAGATCCACATTCTGGCCTTGTGTTTGAGATCCGTGTTTATAAGGGTTATCGTAAGGCAATGTTTGAAGTTGCTTGTGCTTGGGGCGTGAAAGCGTGGAAGTCCGACAATATCGCAATCCTTATGGGGTAAGTAGTTTGTAGTAACCAGCCAGCAGTCTACCTTTATAGGCTGTTGGCTAAAATATTTTATTTGGAGTTATACCGTTATGGCATATAAGAGAAAAACTCTAGCAGATAAACAGGAGGGGATAGTTGAAACACCCCCTAAGAAAACACCACCTAAAAAAGTAGCTACTAAGAAAGCGGTAGTTAAGAAATCGGGGTCCTCTCATATCGTTATGTTCCGTGAAGCAGATAATAAACTCGCTAATGTACACCCTGATGAGGTGGAGAACTATAAGCTGGGTGATTGGGTGGTCAAATTATGAGCCTTGATGCTACCGCAGGAGGTGTAAGTGCTAATGCTTATTGTACAGTTGCAGAAGCTGATGACTATAATGATCTGTTCCCTAGCGATACAAGCTGGAATGGCACAACCGCAGTAAAGGAAGCTAATATAAAGCTCGCTACATTGTGGTTAGACCAGCGCATTACTTGGTATGGTAGAGTAGAAACTCTCACTCAGAGTTTGCGTGTACCTAGAGCTGAATGGGTTGATCGGGATAGCTACAGCGTTGCTGTTGCTACTGTACCTGTTGATATTAAATATGCCACCGCTGAACTAGCGATGCGCATACACGATGGTACTGTTGGCTCTCTAAATACTTTAGGTGCTGGGTTAAAGTCTACTAAAGTTGAGGGTGTTGATGTTGTCTTTGACCATACCGATACAAGCGGACTCCTCCCTAATCACATTAAGGTGATGTTGAGCCATTGGGGTTTTGTTGGTAATGTCTCTGCTGGTGTTTCTGCTGTTAAGGTTTCTAGATCCTGATGAATTTAAGTGCCTCCATACAGAACGCTATTGACGAGGCAAAGATAGCAACTTCAGACTTGTGGACTACTACGGTATTTAAAGCCACAGCGCCGTCAGCATACGACACAGCTACAGGGGTGGTTACGAGTGTAACTACGTCAACAACTATTTCTATGCTCATAGGGAGCTACTCAGAGGCGCTCGTAGATGGTGCGCAGGTACTCGGTACAGATGTAAAGGCGACTTTCTTACAAAAGGATTTAGCTAGTACACCGGATGTAAACGATTTAGTTACTTATGCCAGCAGAGATTGGGCTGTTATTAGTGTTAAACAAGATGTTGCTAACACTTTATGGATTACACAGTTGAGGGCGGTCTTATGAGCTGGGCAGGGCAGAGAACTTTTATCGAAGAGCGTTTGTCTGATAATTGGGCTACAACTCCAATTTCTTACAGTAATGTAGACTATGCGCCAGTCGCTAACAGTTCATTTATTCGGCTAACAGTTTTAGGTGGCGATACTATAGATGCCTCTTTCTCTACCAGCCGCAGCTCTGGGGTGGTGGTTATGCAAGTATTTACACCATCAAATATAGGTAGTGCTACTGCATTATCTTATGCGGATAGTTTAGCAGCTATTTTTGAGGGAGTGACGAGTGATGAGTTTGTCTTTGGTACAGCCTCTTTAGAAGTTGTTGGTGCGGTAGAAAACTTTTTTCAAGTGAACGTTAATATTGGATTTACAGAGGATGGTTAAGGAGATGCAAGCTGCAGTTCGCAGCTCTATTGAGAAAACTTCTATCGAGGTCTTTAATGAGGTTGCGGCTAGAACTCCAGTAGACACAGGTAATGCTAGAATAAGCTGGAATATTAGTACGGGATCTCCTAATTTTAGTACTAGATCCACAGGTGTTACTCCTACAGGCAATTGGTCAGCAGAGAGCACACCTCCTACCGACCCTGTTGTTTTGGCTAATGATTTTTTGCTAGAATCCCACTTGGATAGAGTTTACATAGCAAATGGCGTACCATATATTGGGGTATTAGAATTAGGGCACAGCGCACAGGCTCCCATAGGGATGGTGGCGGCTACTTTGGCAAGGGACTTTAACCACGTATTACAGGGCAATCTAAAGGAAATATAAAATGGCACTTCAACAAGGAAAAAGAGCAAACATTAGTATAACGGGAGTGGTAGTTACAGATGTAATTATTGATGAGTGGTCACTAGAGCAGAAACCTGTTACACGCACATATACAAAATTTGGGGATGATGCTCCAACTACTGAGGTAGTCTCTAATGACTGGGAAGTGGTTATTGGCGGTTACGTTAAAGCCGGAGCTGCTACATTCCCGGCTATTGGTGCTTCAGTTACCGACCTAGATTTGATATTGGAAGACGCTGTTGCTGATCTTGGTTTCACCTGTTCAGCAGGTATTGTTACCGCAATCAAAGTGGGTGTTAAGAGCGCTGGCAGTATGCCCGTTAAATTAGTGGTCAAGCCAGCTGGTTCGGAGATGGTGGCTTATGGTACGGTAACTTAAAATGGCTGGTTATAATATAGATGTTGCACTTGGGGTAGTTGAAGATACCGCTACACCCGTGCTAGAAAATATAGTCAATAAAGCAGGGGCGCTAACAGCTACGCCGGTTGTTATAGCGGTTGATAGCTCCCAATTGAGGGAGGCTTTGCTCGCTGTTAATACTTTAGACACTAGAATCCGCAGTATGACAAACAATCTAAATAGTTTTAACAGCCTGTTGAGTAGAACTATTGCACTCACCAACCAGCTGAAGAACAGCAAAGTACCAGAGCCTAGATTATGAGCATTATTTTCACTTTAGGAGTAGAGGTAGTAACCTTACCAAATCCACTACAGCCTTATGTTGGTAATATACCAGTCAAAAACATTACAACGCTTTTAGCTGCTAATGGGACAGGGTACTACTACCAGACAGGCACTACCCGATACCGCTACTCTTTTGTTTTTGACTTTAGTGACTCTACACTAGCTTCGGATCTTAGAGACTTTTTTGACACGGTTGCCGTAGGTAGGCTTAACAGTTTCACCTTAACGGATCCGGAGAGTGTGACTTCCACAGTTCGGTTTGATATGGATGAGCTAGTTATTCTTGAACTAAAGTCAGGAGAGTTGTACTCGGTTGCGGTTGAGCTTGTCTCTCAATGAAAACACTAACCTCAGCCTTTAATACTGCAAAGAACCTAACAGAGGCTACTCCAGTTTGGCTCTTAGAAGTATCTGATGGCTCTACAACTTGGTATTACTCAGATCAAACAGTTACTGTAGATGGTCAGTTATACACAGCGCAGGTTCTCAGTTGGGGTACTATGTCAGCAGAGACCCCCCGTTTAACAGGTGGTGGGGTTGTATCAGGTACTACAATTAAACTTGCGGAAGATTCTACAACGCTGGCATCGAAAATCAAAATTGGCAGCAGTTGTATTGTTAGATTGTGGTTTGATAACGAGAGTTTGACTGATACGGAAATAATACTAAAGGGCATTATCTCAGATCCTATTCGTGTATCACAGACCTCAATTGACTTCTTAGTGGCTAGTTATGGGAGTGATAAAACAGCAGTTATCGGGGATCTAATAGATGATACTGCCTACCCATCAGCTAGAAAAGAAACTTTAGGTGAGGTAGCGCCCATTGTTTACGGGCAGGTATTCTCACATAGAGCCTTGCCTGTAAACGCTGGCATACTAACAAGACTAGCTACTGCTCTAACTACCAGCTCAACAACTATAGTTTTAGCGGATGGTTCACAGTTACCATCTTCTGGTTCAGTTATTATTGACTTGGAGACAATAGCTTACTCGGCAAGGAGTGGTAATACCCTAAGTGGTTTAACTCCCACTAATCCAGTTGATGCCCACAAACGAGGCGCAGAGGTATTAACCGATGAGACAAATTACGACCTGCTCATTGCGGATCACGCAGTAACAAGTATTGGTACAGTGTATGCAGATGGTACTCCGATTTCCGGCGGATCTCTTGTAACGGTATCGGGTAAATCCTATTTAAGGTTCTCGGACTTTCCGCACGATGTAACTCCGCACTATGTAAATAATCCAGCCGCTACTTTCTTTGACGCTAATGACAGTTCTGTTTATGGCGACCAACTGACCTTTGGTGATAGTCTAACTTTTATCGAAGAAGTCTCAAACGTAGGTAATGTATGGAGTTTGGGGGGGCTTACAACACTAAGTGATTGCTATGAAATTGCAGATGGGACAGTTAATGCGGTGTCTTACTTCTATGAAACAGACGAATATGATACCTCGGTGAATGCAACTTGGACTGGTACTTTCCAAATTACTGAGGATTGGGCTTCTGATGGGGCGGTATTGGACTTTGGGTATAAAGTGCTTGATGCTGATGGTGTAACAGAGTTGGTAGCATATACTTTTTTAGAGACCCATACTTTCCCTGAGGGATCTTCCCACACAATAAACCTGAATGTAACAGTAAATAGTGGTGCAGAGTTTGTATTCATTGCAACGGGTGCTTTTGAGTGGAATGGGGACTTCTGTTTGAGTTATGGGGAGCTTACTCAGGCTTACTCAGCAGAGGAGCCAGCAGGTACTAGAGTTTATGTTGAGTCTACTTCCGCAGGTATTGCTTCACAGTTTGATGTATCAAGTGTTCCTAACACTTCTTCAAGTACAGGTTACGCCAAAAAGATTACATTAGATATGGTAGGGTTTGACCTCGACAACCCAGCGGACATTACGGAACACCTACTCTTAAATTACGCTAATGGCGTTGTTAGTGGGGATCTACATACCTCGATTTCAGCTAATACTACATTTGGTACTGATTATGACTTAGGTTTTGCCATCACAGATCAACTAGCTTTGAACATACTGCTTAGACAAGTGGCGTACCAATCAGCGAGCGTTTTCTTCTGGAGCCTCGATGGTGTTGCACACCTATACAAGTTACCAACTTCGGGCGACAGTTCTTTAAAGTCTCTTGGTGTTGCGGATTATCTTCAAGACTCATTTGCCTACGAGTACTCACCGTATAGCGATATTGTTAATAGTATATCAGCTAATTTTGACTATCAGGGTGGGGTTAGTCAGCAGATAGTTAAGGGTGTTAATGCCTCTTCAATAACGGAGTATGGAACACTAGATGGATCAAGTCAGTTTAGACTAACGCTAGTGAACTCTAGTACAGCCGCTACTAATGTGGTTAGTGACTACCTTACGCTTCTAGCTAACCCAAAAATGCTAGTGATATTTGGTACTTCACTAGCTTCTACAGAATTACAGCTTGGGGATATTATAGATATAACTAGTACTATAGGGGAGGGATTCACGAATGAAAAGTTAATAATCACACAGATAGTAAATAAGGTTTCGGGAGAGCTTACGTTTGCTACCGAAACTATATAGCTTGACACCCTTTATTTTGTCAAGTACTATTCAAGTACACTTATAATTTAATTTAACGAGGTAAATCTTATGTCTAAGTTTTCTGATTTTTTAGAGGATAAAATCCTTAATATAACCCTAAAAGGGGCTACCGCTTATAACTGTTCAACTCCTTATGTTGAGCTTTATACAGCTAATCCCTCCGATTCTGGTGGCGGTACTGTTCTTGCCGATGCAAACTACGTTATACAGGCTGTAACTTTTGGTACTGTAAGCGGTGGGGCAGTAAGTAATAGTGCTGCAGTTACATATCCTGCGCTAAATGCAGGGGCTACCATTACAGGTATGGCTATTTTCGATGACGCTTCAAGTACGAATATGCTTTATTGGGCTCCTTTGGATGCTAGTGTAACGCTTTCAGCAGGTAATATCTTCTCAATTGCAGTTGGTGATTTGACTGTAACTCTTGATTAATAGCAGATGAATTTTGGCTCTATAAACGGCTTTCTACTTGGCGGTAATGCGCTAGGCGGTGTTGTTTATGGGTATGGTTCAGCGGCTATTGTTGGTAGTGCCTCGGTTAGTATTGGAGGTACAGTTACAGTATTAGGTTCAGCGGCTATTGTTGGTAGTGCCTCTGTTTCAACGACCGCTACAGTTACCGTGTTGGGTTCAGTGGCTGTTGTTGCTAGTGCCTCTGTTTCAACGACCGCTACAGTTACCGTGTTGGGTTCCACTGATGTTGTTGCTAGTGCCTCCGTTTCAACGACCGCTACAGTTACGAGATACGGTTCAGCGGCTGTTGTTGCTAGTGCCTCAATTGCGGTTAATGGTACAGTTACAGTATTAGGTTCCACCGCTGTTGTTGCTAGTGCTTCTGTTGCAGTCACCGCTACTATTACGAGATACGGTTCAGCGGCTGTTGTTGCTAGTGCCTCAATTGCGGTTAATGGAGTAACTACCCTACTAGGTTCAGCGGCTATTGTTGGTAGTGCCTCAATTGCGGTTAATGGTACAGCTATATACTTAGGGGACTCTGATCCTACGGCTAACTGTTCGATTGTTGTTAATGGTACAGTTACAGTATTAGGTTCAGCGGCTATTGTTGGTAGTGCCTCTGTTGGTATTGGAGGTACAGGAATAGAGTTAGGTTCAGCAGCTATTGTTGCTAGTGCCTCAATTGCGGTTAATGGTACAGTTACAGGGGTGGGTTCGGCGGCTATTGTTGGTAGCGCCTCTGTTTCAATGACCTCTACAGTTACGAGATACGGTTCAGCGGCTGTTGTTGGTAGTGCCTCTGTTAGTACCGATGAGACAATCTATATATTTGGTTCGTTTGACATTATAGGTACTTCTGCGATAGAAATTACTGCTATTGTTCAAGTGATCCTCGATGAAGCTCTTGATATTGTCGCTAGTGCCTCTGTTGATTTTACAGGTAGAGTTAATCCAGATTCCTCAGCCGCGCCAAGAGTACTCACATTAGCCTCAGACGAGAGAGCATACACGTTAGATTCAGAAACACGAGAATTAGAGGTAACTTGATATGGAACAGTTTACAAAACAGCCTAATGAGGCTTTGGATTACGATATAGTTTTTTCAGAGGTAATACCTGATGGCGATACCGTTACAGGTACATTGATCTCGGTGGACGGTAGCGTTTTTGCGCCAAGTTTCTCCTCTGACGGATTAGACATATCAGTTTCCAATGGTACGACTACAACACCGAAGTTATGGATTAGTGAGGGTACTGATGCAGCTACTTACTTAGTTTCGGTGCAGGTCTCGACCAGCGCAGGGCGGATTAAAGAGTCAGACTTCAGAATGGTAATTAGGGAGATCAATTAGATGGCTTTTGCAAATAATGTAAAGAGTGCGTTAGAGAATGCGGTAAGTATTGGCGCAACAACGGTAGATGTTACGAAGGCTTCATCACCTTATAATGACCCTCCGGTGCGGGGCAAACTAACAATTATGGATAGTCTCACTAGCCCTACCGCTATTGAGATCATATCCTATACGGGGCGCACGGATAATACCACCTACTGGACTCTGACAGGGGTTAGTAAAGCACAAGAGAGTACGACCGATCAGGCTTGGGGTGCTGATAGCGACTGTATACAGTCTATTACAGCCATAGATGCTGTTGAGAGAGGTCTTTATGCAAGCCGTACTATATCGGCAGATGTTACACTAGATGCAGATACTAGATATGAGACGGGTACAGATACAGAAATTGCAAGCGGTGTGACAGTAACAGTCCCTGCTAGTTCCATCCTAGTCTCAAAATACTATGACAGTTTGAAAATACTTTAACAGGAGAAAATTATGGCTATTAAATTAAATACAGCTTCGGGGTCAGTTACACTTACTGCAGAAGATGGCGCAGGTGGCGCTTCAGTATCTATTCCAAGAGCTGGTGTTCTCGCTCCTGATGGTGATGGCAGTAGCTTGACAGGCATAAACGCTATTACAGATACCTCCGAATTAACAGATGTTACAGTTGCAAGTGCTGATCCTGAAAGTGTCAGTAATGTACCAGCGGCAGGTCACTTATGGATTAATAAGGTCTCTGGGGAGGCTTTTATCTGTACTGACGCAACCACAGGTGCAAATGCTTTTTATAATATAGGCGAGGGGACGGGTGGTGTTGTACCACCGGTTCCTTGGGGCGATCGAGGTGTGTTTGCTGGCGGTTATGGCTATAGTAATGTTATGGATTACATTTCCATAGCAACCCCAGCTAATGCGGTTGATTTTGGCGATCTGATTTCCGCTAAAGGACAACTGGCTTCAGTTAGTAATGGGTCAAGAGGTGTGTTCGGTGGTAGTACTGGCGGTTCTGGCGAGGAAATGGAATATATTACTATAGCAACTACAGGTAATTCTACTGATTTTGGGGATATGGTTGCTTTTAAGTACGGCAGAGCGGGCGTTTCTGATGCTTCAAGGGGTGTATTTGGTGGTGGTGCTTCACCTTATAGTAATGCTATGGATTATATTACTATAGCAACTACAGGTAATGCTACTAATTTTGGGACTTTGACACAAAGTAGGGCTACTCTTGGAGCCGTGAACGGTGGTGGTAGGGGTGTTTTCTGTGGTGGTGCTACTGCTACAAATATTATGGATTACATTACTATAGCAACTACAGGTAATGCTACTGATTTTGGGGATATGCTTGCGGCTAGTTACCGATTATCTGGATGCTCTAATGGTTCGAGGGGTTGTCTTTCAGGTCATAATAAAGAGCTTATAGAGTACATCACAATAGCAACTACAGGTAATGCTACTGATTTTGGGGATCTCCAGTCGGGCGCTGCTTGGGATAGGTATATGATGGGCGCTACCTCTGATGGTTCTAAAGGTCTATTCGGTGGTGGTGGAAATACTTGGTCACAAATAGATGCAATTACGATAGCAACTACAGGTAATGCTACTGATTTTGGTGATTTGACAGTGAATCGTAGAGAGCTTGCAGCTACTAGTGGCGATTAATTAGGAGATACGAATTATGCCTTATGAAATTGAAAGTGCTTTAGGTTCTGTTGTTCTAACAGGTGAAGACGGCGCAGGTAATGTTAATGTAGAGATTCCGAGAGCTGGTGTTCTCGCTCCTGATGGTGATGGCAGTAGCTTGACCGGTAGCGTTATTACAGATCCAAAACTCAATAACCTTACAGGTGCAACCGTTTCCGCTTCTGATCCAACAAGTTCTGATAATGCGGATGCGGCTGGTCATCTTTGGATTAATAGTACTTCTGGTGAAACCTTTATTTGTACCGATGCTACTAGTGGCGCAACCGCTTGGGGCAATGTGGGTGATGGCTCTACCATCTAATGCTACAGACTTCGGTGATTTGACCGTTGCTAGGTGGGGTCTTGCCGCTTGTTCAGGCGATTAATTTAACTAACTTAAAGGAAATAAAATATGAAATTTTTAGAATATAAACTACATAGAGATAACAGCGGAAATATGATTATCCCAAACTTCGTGGAGAACGGTGGTAATTGGTTTAATCCAGCAGATCATACTATGATATTTGCGGATAAAGGGGAGACTGAATATTATGTTCCAGACACACTAACCTCTTATGACTTAGCAGGTTTGCAAGCTCGTGTTAGGGGTATCAATGCCGCTACAGGTTCAGTAGATGAGAATGGTCAGCCATTTAGTGATGCCGATAGTGATGCAGCCGTAGCGGAATGGGCTGGTAGACAATGAGCAATACCGCAACCAATGTCGTTGATCTAAAAGCTGTAGATACAGTCAATACATCGAGTGTTGTAGATTTGGCTATCCTCAATAATAAGAACCACGAGCTAGTTGCACGTGTGTCGTCAGGTTTACCAGCGTTGGATAACCAGTCTCGTATGTTTGACAGAAATAACAGTCAGACTACGCTCTCTATGATGTCACTCACAATGCTCAACGGTCAATCTCCTATGCGTATGCTGCGCCAAGTGTTGGCAGAGGTTGAGAAGCGTAAGGGAGCTTTAGTTGAAGCTCAACATACCGCTGCAAAAATTAGAGCTAAAGTGCATAAACTCGAAGCTCTTAAACAGCCAACTAGTGTTGAAGAGGCTAAACTAATCAAGGAATCATTTAACTTAGAGCAGATAGGTAATAAGATAAATGGGTCGCTTAAAGATATAGCAACTCTTATGGATAGCTACGACAGTATTAAAGAGAAAAACGGTATCGGAGATTGGTCAGAAGAGGATTATGAGCGTGAAGAGAAAGCACATCACGTGCGTAGAGGCTTTGAGTTGATGTACCGTAATCTTATTGAGGGTGGTCATCCTAAAGAGGCTACCATTGAATATTTAACCCAATATGGAGTACATACACAATTGGCACTCGCTGAGGTTTCAGGGTATATTGAAGTTGTTAATAGACTGATAGCGGCAAAGGAGGTCATTACTTCCTCTCACCTAGAAGACTTCTTTGACGAAATGAAAGTTAAGTACCAAGGTAATGCCGATATAGCTAGTACTAGAGTATTTGGTAAAGCTGAGATAACTAACCCAACTTATATGACAATGTTGACCAACGATTCGGAGTAAGTAATGAAAAACGACTGGCACATAGATAAGACCGTCTCGATAGGACATATGGTTTCTACGATGGTAGTGCTTATAACCGGCGTTATGTACATAGACTCAATAGACACTAAAGTTGAGAAGCAAGGCGTTAAGATCGAAGCTATACAACAGCAAATACATCAACAACGCTCAGACACCAAAGATATGTTCTTGCACATTCGAGAAGATATGAAGCGTATCAATGATAAGCTGGATCGGTTGATAGAGAAATGAAAGAAGACTTACTCTTAACTGTGATAGTGAGTGCGATAATGCTCGCTGTATTCTTGGCAATGACAGGTTGCACACCACCTGCCGAACGCACTAAGCCAACTGAATCATTTATGCCAGACAAAGGTGTGACTGTCGGTGATGTGCCTATGATCCTTGTGGAGATAGACGGTAGACCTCACCCATTAGACAGAGGCTTCTAATGCCAGACGACATAGTTGTGTTCCTCCTTATTGTTGTAGTGGCTATCGGGATTGGATGCATCTACAGTAATTGTGAGAGCAACAGATGATCGAGTGCAAGAAGAGTGAGAGTTTTAACTGCCAGTATTGCTTCACTCCAATTGTAACTTGTTTTGATGATGGCACAAAGATAGGGAGACAAATATCTAGTTGCGTTCATTACCCCAACGGTGAGCAGAAGTTTGCAGATACGAGGCGTACAGGACAGGAAGTAGGGAGAGACCACTATGAATATTGAAGCAGAATGGTTACTAGCACTAATAGCATTTCCAGTTATAGGGTACTTTTTTCGCACTTTTACTAACACACTAACTAATCACGATAACAGAATGGATCAGATGGAAAAAGAACTCGTTAGTAAAGAGGAATGGAAGCGAGAGCTAGATAGAAGTAATAAAATAATCGGAGAACTCTACAATAATAAAGTAGATAAAGAGTTCGTAAATCAACTGATGAAAGCTAAATGATAACTCTACTCTCTCATATCCTACCAATAGCTCTGGGATTTATCGCAAAGCTCACAGCATTAAAAGCAGAAGATAATAAGCAGAGACAAGAGCTAATGATAAAAGCTCTGGCGGCACAGAATCAATCATTTGATAGTGCGAGAAAGTACGACACCCCTGCATCTAACGCAAGCAGACGATTACTATTATGGTTTCTAATGTTCGCTATCAGCCTCTCGATGCTCGGTTACGCAGTCTTCGGAGTGCCAATCTACATAGAGCAGGTAATCAAAGAGCCATCATATCTGTTTGGATTACTTGGTGGCGGTGAACATACAGAGTGGATAAAGATACAAGGTATTCCAGCGTTTG